GTTCCTTGTTCTCTAAAATCATAATTAATACTTTCTTGGATAGAATATTGAGTAATTGTTGGAGCAAAATAATTAACGTAATAACTTCTACTTAAACCAACATTTTGTGTTCCAGTTAAAGTTAAAGGCGCATAAAGTATATTTGGAAATTTATGAATTTGCCAATGATTAGATTCGAAATAAACAGAGCCAGATTTTTCAACATATCCACTAGCTAAATACAATTCCCCCTGCGCAGAAAATAATTTTTTAGGTCTGCAACTTTCTGTTGCAGAACCAGAAATAGAAAAAATCTTTCTTATCGAGCCGGTAACTACGTTAAAATCATAAGGTGTAAGCTGAACATTATTATAGCTAAATAAATAATCGACGCTATACAAACCAGTATCAAAAGTTCCAAAACTATTCTTTTCTTTTGTGCAAATAAACAGGCCGCCAGATATTGCAGCGTTAGTAACGTTAAAAAATTGAACAGTTCCTGAGAACGCAGAAGAAAAAAAGACGTTACTTGTAGTACACATAGATTCGACAGTAGAGCCACTAGGCAAACTAGCAGTCGCGAATCCGTGCTCTTCCTGTTGGTATACCTTCATCGCTACCAATTGCCTGGACAAAAAGCGTATTGCCGTTTGTAATTCCTGTAAATATAAATGCGTTATTTTGAGCAGCAACAGAATCAACAATAGAACTTTCGTTTCCGGCCACAGTACTAATATAATCTATAATGTTATCATTACTGTTATTTGAATTGCCTTGCCAAGTAGTTCCACCGTCAAGAGACACTCTAAGAAAAGTCTGACCTCTTCCAAAAGATGTAGATAAAGACGAAGTAAAAGACGAAGTAAAGTTATAAACTGAACTTGTAAAACTTGCAGACTTTTGTTGATATAATAAAGAGAATGACGAAGAATAAATAAGAATATTGCTACCATATAAAGTAGAAGTAAAAGAAGTAGTAAAGGAGGTAGTAAGAAAATGCGTTAGAGATGAGGAACCAAATGAATTACTAAAAATCGTATTATAGCTACTGCTATAAATTGTAGCTGCGGATGTTCCCGCTACATAAATAACATTAGGAGCATCAGAAACGATAGTATTGCCATAAGCTCCTGAACCATATGTGCTAAAATTAGAAGGATTATAATTATCAACAGTCGTCCAAGTATTTCCTAAATCTAAACTTCTTCTAGTTGTTGACCAGCCGCTATCATTACGTCCCGTAGTAAATATAAAATTTTGAGAATTAATATATATTTTATTCCATATAGAACCGCTTCTATCAATTAAACTCCAAGTATTGCCATCATCTTGTGACTTTATAATAAATGCAGAGCCTGATACTCCTGCTCCATAGGTATTTCCGTCAAGTGAACCACTTTGTTGTCCATAGCCACATGCATATAAAGAACCAAGATAATCTTGCGTAATATCTGTAATAACGTATCTTCCGAGATTGTGTGCCTAATGCTCCGTGAAGCGAAAAGTAATTGCTTTGTAGGTGCAGAAAAAATAGCTTTAAAATTAATAAATTTCGCATTATCTCCGAGAATAATATTCGTTATCTATAGGATTATTAAATTCTATTTGATTGAATAAATAATCATTTCCTGCTATAGTTGGTTGTGATAATTCATTATTTAATGTCTTTAAAGAAGTTTGATTTTGATTATTAATTCCTACATTTGAATTATTAATATTTCCAATAGTATCACCACTAATTTTTTTTCTAAAAAAAGAAGGCACTGCATAGCAATTATAGTAATATACCGAACCAGTTCCTTGAAACCATATTCTGGGAAGATATGGCGGTGGCAATAAACTATCAAGATGATTGTCATACACAACACTAGGACCGTTATTTATGACTCTTGCTGTCATAGTTGTACTTTGAATTGCGGCTAAAGTTTTGGCATCGAATGGATAGACGCCAAAATTACCATTTACATCCACATAAAATAACTGTTCTACATTATTTGTCGCACCAGTAGAATTATTATAGGCCGTAAAATATGAATATCCAGTATTTTGGTCAAGAAAATAATTATAGCCAGAATCATGATTTGTATCTTGTGTTCCTGTAAAAATATATTTCAAAGAACTACTGACAATTGTTTTATCTACTCCGCAACGAATTAGAAAAAAGAACTACAGCGTACCCATTAAAAGAAGCTGAATTGTAATTAAATCCATAACCAATATAATTTGGGCCGACAGAAAATCCCATCATATTACTAAATTCTAATCCGCCTTGAAGACGATTGAAAGTATTATCTATTAAGTTATATGTGCCGGCATTACCAGTATCTGATTTTAAAAGTGAAATACAACCTCTATTCGAATTAAAATCAAAATAATCGCTTTGCAAAACAAATGATTGAGTTAAATAATTTTTAAAACCTAACGTAGAACTGTTATAAGTGCCAGCGCCAATTGCACCATATACAGGAACCCAAGTGACACCATTATCTGTTGATTTAACTACAGTCTCTTGAAAATCGCCATAAAAATCTAATTTATTGACATATATATTATTTTTACTATCAACTGAAAAATAATTATTATTTTCATTATTGTCGCCGTCAGGTTGAAAAGAAGAAGCTGTGACTGGTATTAGGAAATTGGCGCCGGGATTTGAAGCGCTAAATTTTATAATATTTAAATGTCCAAGTAGATAAATATTTCCACCAGGAACAGTAGTATAATCTAAGTACTGACCCATTATAGAAGATGAAGACGACATATAAGTAAAGGTAGGAGCGACACTCATAATGAAAGCATTATAGCCAGAAGCATGTCCGCCAGATTCACCTTGGTTATTATCGCCAACATCTAAAACGTTACTTCCGTGTAACTATTAAATCTAAATAACCATGAAACCTTCCAAAATTAGGAATATTAAGTGCGTCTATATTAAAAAAATTATTAAAAGTTTGTATTATGTTGCCGCCCTGACTCAAATCATAATTTTCGCCTTGAAAAGTATAATTGGAAATTGTAGGACTTCCGCTGTTATTTGGATGCTCGATTGCGCCACTAATCTTAATTAATGAATTTCTATCTTTTACTATGATGCTATTACCGCTTGCTCATTTTATTTACCGTGAGGCATAACATCGCCTTCAAAAAATTTCATCATTGAGCCGAGAAAATCTATAAAAATCTTTAATTTCAATTTCAGGAATTGTAACTGGTGTGTGGAATACGGGATATTGGTATTGATATTTTGGTCTTTCCAAAAGATGACTTTGTACAACTTGTTCTCCACCGATAAATTTAACTTTAGTTGGCAATAATTGTTGTATTGCATCGCTTATCTTCTTATCATACCACTGAAATAGATTAAAGAAACTATTAAAATTTATACTATCGCCCAATTTTTGAAAATAGATTTTTCTAAGTTTTTCTAAATCAACATAGCTATCTCTATATTTGTTAATTGGCTTACCAATATATTCATTTAAATTAGTGAGTGTAGAAAATATTTTTACAATATCTTTATTTAAAGCGTCAATTAAATTAAATTCTAATGACACTTCATTGGTATCACTGGCTATATCCTTTTCAGTTAAAAATGTTTTATTTCTAATTCTTATCTTATTTTCTGTCCACTTCAAATCAACAGACGGGCTCAGATAGTTGTAATTAAAAATAAATTTTTCAAATGGATTGTTGCTTGTTGGAAATCCAATACCGCTGCCACTATGACCATTTTGAGAATAATCCATTATAGCGCTAAACGTTCCGGCAGCACTAGACGAAAGATTATCGCTTAGTGGCCAACGGGCAATCAATGGATTTGGAAATTCTAATGGGTCTCTAGTTCCATAATTTTCAAAATTAAGAGTATGGGAATTTCTTTCAGAACCTGAAAGACTTCTATTCCAAAATCTATATTCTAAAAAATGTCCTTGTGCTGGTATAGCGGCTGTAGATGAACCAGAAGTTGCACCAATAAGAAAATCATAACTTGAACTAGTAAAGACACCGCTAAATGCCAACGAACCAGTAAATTGATATGAAAAATCTATATATGTATCATTTAATTTTTGAACAGTAATTTGCGGCTTATTATTTCCTTGTAAGCCAGCGCCAATATAAACAAATCTTCCATCAAATAACTGAATATTGCTACTTGAAAAAACTTGACCATCATTACCAGACAATATCAAATAACCAGTATCTAAACTAAGACCATCCTTTGTCCATTGTAAGTCAAAAGAATGAGTTCCACTCGCGAATTGCCATAAATTACCTTGAAGAATAGAAGAACTATAACTTGCATTTGCCCAAGGTAATTGAACAGTACATTCAACTTCAAATCCACTACTATGAGTTCCGCTGAATAAAGCGGGAACTTTAATATATGAAGAGCTAAAGGTTCCAGTTATGCCTAATGTGGCTACTGGTTTGTCATTTGCAATATAATCGTCTTGCAATGAGCCACCTGGAAGGTAACCGTATTCTTTTATAGAAATATTATTTTTATTCAATCCCAAAACGTTGAATAAACTATCAACGTTATATCTCTTTCCTTTTGAGGCATATAAATAAGGAAGATTATTTAAAATTCTTCTCCAAAATTCATTTCTGATTTCTACTAGAGGAACATTTAAAGAACCAGATGCTAATATTCCTTCGCCAAAGAAAAATTCTAATGGGTCTGCGTCACTAAAATGTTCTGTTAATTTCCATCCAAAATATTTTGTTAAATTGGATAAAAATAAATCTGGTACTTCATCAGTTCCTTTGTAATTTGTAGTTTTAATATTATCAAATTGGTCTATATAAAGTTTTATTTCATCGAAATATCTAGACATCGCCAATGAAAAGCTGGTTAAAATACCACTTTGAGCGTCATCTACTTCTAATATTTTTTCAGGAATAAGATTGAAAATAAAATTAGGATTTGTATCATCATAATAAGATGCCGATTGATACATCGAAGATGTAAAAGCGATTACACTTGGATGAAAATTGTATAAAATTGGTTGTGCTTCATCATCTGGAAATATGGCGCCGGCAACTCTTATTGACGAAGTATAATTTGTAATAATTGCATTTAAATTACTTTTTGAATAGTCTATAACATTTTTATCATAGTAATCTAAACCAATTACTCCTTCATTAAAGGTATATCTTAATTTAACATAATCTTCAGCGTAAATTGGTTCGTTGTAAAATTTTTCATGAAAAGCAGAACTAGCCGTATGCATAATTCTAACTTCATCCATAGAACCTGAATAAAGTTTATAAACGCCAAAAACATTTGGAAAAGTAGTATAGGTACTGCCGCTGCCCACATAAACATTCGCATTTTGAAATTCGATTGGTCCATAATTAACAGACGAAGATGCATATTGATTACTGTCAATAAATAAAGAAACCAAACCTCTTGGTTGGTCGTATATTGCTGCTACGTTATGCCAAGAGCCAGTAAAGCCTGTATATGGAGTTGAGGCCGTTATAGCAAATGAGGCAGAATAAAGAGTAAATTTTAAGATTGGAGAAGTAGTTCCAGAAATAGTAAAATCATAACCATTTCTAAAAGTGCTCGCAACGTTTCCACTTACCACTTGCAATATTGAATTTTCTCCATTGACAACTGGATTAATCCAAGTAGAAACATATAAAGAAGAAGAACCCAAAAATAATTTACTATCACTATCAAATGTAGAAATATATTCGGTTGTTCCATTGAAATTTAAATATCCATTGTAAGAAGGCCAATTATCAGTTACATAATTTTCATATCCAGAACCAGAAGTAAAATATAAATCAAATTCTTCTGAATTGCCGTTATAAGGATATTGGTTCAGAACTCTATTTTGAGCTATACTAGATTTTTTAATTGCGGAATCAAAAAAAACGTGATTGCTAAAAGAACTATAATCAACTTTAAGGGTTGTTATTTGATTTGCTTCAAGAATGCGCTTAACTTTCTCGCGTTCTTGGCTGAAATCTCCAAGGTCGTCAAAAGAAGTATTGGCTGTAGAATGGAGATTGGAGTCCGCAGTTTGATTTGCGGAAGTACCAATTTGAAATCCTGTCTTGCGTTTGTTATTTGCCATATTAAATTATTTTAAAAATATATTCGCCATTAGTTCCAAAAACTTTTTTATCGTATTTGTTATTATATAACAAAAATTGAAGCTCGTAAGTAAAACCAGGAACAAACATGCTAAAATCTAAATCAAAATAATTTCCATCAGCATTGTAACTGCATTGAGTGTGTGAATAAGAGCCAGTTCCATATGGAATTATAACGGCGCCGGACTCATGGTCTGATACTGACCAGTATAAATTCTCAATATACTCTTTTTGAATCGCAAAACTTGCGCTCTTCAATACTCCCACGTGAGTTCTATAATCTTTTTTACGCACAAAAACTTTCAATCTATCTTGTTCGCTTTCTCCATAGGTTTCTTTTAAATTAGTAACGCTCAAAACAAACTCATTATATGGGTCAACTTGCGAACCAGTTAAATTCAGTGGAGAAAACGCCCCAGTCAAATAAGAGCTTGCGCCGGAAAACCAAATATCATAAAATGTTCCACTAAAGCTCGCTGTATTGACGACATTCAAGGACATACTGTAGATACCAGTCTCAACAAACGAAGCTGTATAGGTCGCCATAAAGCTCGCAGAACCACCAATTGCACCACTCATTCCATATGAACTTGAAATATGGTCTTGAACTCTTACTAATATTGGTTGTGAAAGATTTTGTAACTGGCCTCTAACAAAATTATACAAATACAAATTGTTATTTTGATTATAAGCGAAGTTTTTTCTATTATCTTTTCTCGCATCATTCCAACGAGCTTCAATAAATGGCAACTTATCAATAAATTTTGTAGAACGACCATAAAAATCTTTAATATAGTAATCAATAGTATTGTTTTCGTAGGTACTTGAAAGCATTAAAATCAATCCATTGTTTGCGATAGTAGTTCCAGACAGCCATTCATTGACGAATGGAGTAATATCCATTTCTAAATCATCGGTTCCTTGGTCAAAGTGCTGTGAAGCTGAAAAAGATGAAGAAATAAAATCTCCACCAGCATTGGTCCAATTAGTAATTGAATTTGGTTGCGCCCAATTGGCGTATCCAAGACTTAGATTTTCAATATCGACGCCAATTCCCTCGTCCCAAGATTGAGAAAGAGGAAAAGCGTATAAGTCATAGCTCGTTGGAGTCGTATCATCATGCGGCATATCATACATCTTTAAAAGATATTGAACGCTTGAAGAAGGAATAGTTTTATTAACAAAAATACTTTGAGATAAATTTGATAAAGAAAATTTTACAAGAACTCTTCCAAGCTCAGTTGCTCCGATTGCTTTTTCTTGCAAATACAGACAAAACAGGGTCCGAACCAAAGTTTGCGCCCGTTAATGCAGTATTTGAACTGTCTAATTGCGTAGTAATCCATGTATCAGCGGAAGGAACTATTCTAAAAACACCCATTATTTAGCTACTCCCTTAATATCTACGTTTTTGTATTTTATTTCAAACATCGAATTAGAATTACAATAAATTAAACCATTGTTAGTGTTTGCTGCTACGTTAAATGGTGTAGTGGAATATTGTCTACCATTAGATATACCAGTTAAATTAACGAAATTCAGATTTGTAATAGAAACAACTCCAGGAACATCTTTAATAACAACATATATATCGCTTATATTTATTGGTTGATTCATTGAAAAATTATTTGTATCAAAAAAATCAATCAACTGAGTTATACAATTTGATAAAACTTCATTTTTATTATAGTCTGGATTAGTCAATACGCCAAAATTGAATCCGAGATTAATAATCTGTCCATCCAACAGTTCAATTGCGTCACTCATCATTCTAAATCTTGATAAGTATGTTTGAAGATTTTGTTTTAATGTAGGTGGTGCAACAGTTAAATATCCATTTTGGTCAATAGACAATACAATTAACTCTAATGAATTTTGATTCAATGGATTTAATTGAACGTTGCCTCTAAAAACAGAACCAAATTTTGCAGGCATAGACAATGTACGGGCAATATAGTCAGGCGCAGTAACAACTCTTGACTGTGAAGCGTAAATTGCTGGTATTAATTGCTTTAAAGTGTCTACATCAATCTCGTCATTGCCGCCTTGTATCGCTTGTGAATTAGTAACAGAAAAAGAATTTCCTACATCTCTTACGGTCGATGTATTAAGTGTGCTGTCTCCAATTTCAAACGTCTTATCTCCAATAGTATTTACTTGGCCAACGCCAGCGTTTGTCAAAATGCCGCCGCCAACTCTATAAGAAATTGTAAGCGTAGTATTTACTGGAGTTAAACCTAACGTACTGGTTCTTAAAAAATTCTGTGGATTTAAAGTAAAGTCAGTAAATGTAGATTTGCCAAAAGTAGGTAATGATAAGTCTCCTAAGTCTGGTATCAAATCTCCGTCAAAAGATTGCGCATCACCACTGCCAAACGTTATGCTTGTAATTCCGGTAGAAAAATCAAATTCAGTTATAAATCTAAAAGGAACAGCGCGCAAAATTAAAACATATGGAACTTCCGATGCGTCTTGTCCTGTATTTGGCTGAACATCAAAGACTGTATCTTGCGCCAAGAAGTCAACTTCATACCAAATATTTCCTTCGCTGTCTGTAATATTTAAAACTTCAATGACATCATTATCTGGTAAATTTATAGAATAAAATGCTTCATAAGAACCAACATTGACGGTCGTAGTTTTAGTTTGGCCGGCAATTACTGGTATATTTTGCAATTCGATGTTGTAATTGATTGGTTGATTTGTTTTTGGGTCTCTTTGGCTAACAGATACGAGAGATGAACTTAAAATATTAACAGTGCTAAAGTCAGCGTCCTCTTGTGTTTCATAAGAGAATCCGAGAAACACTTCTTAACGAGGCGCCTTTTTTAATAATACCAGCATATCTCATATCGGGAGAAAATCTGCCATTTGTATTTATTGCAGGAACTGTAATGGTTCCATCTACTACTCCGATTAGCCGCTGTTTTTCCAAATGCTTTGAATCCAAGTTGTTTTGCATGTTTAAATACATTTTTAACTTCTTGAGCGGTCTCTGTATAGCTTTCATTAAATCTTTTATCAATGTAATAGCCGGCAATGTCACCAAAGAATGCACCAATTTCAGTTAACATCATTCCAGAAGAGCTATCTTGAAAGTCTTGATACGTGTTTGGAAAATACACCTTTAAGTGGTTAATAAAATTAGACTTTTGTTGTTGGAAATCGCGCCCCAAATAGGATATAATGCGTTTCTTGTAAGTGCTTGTTGCCAAAGTAATTTAACCTCTTATAATGTTATATTTGTAGAAAAAACACCGTCAATTTGTCCATTAACGGAAAACTGTATACTTATCTTTAATTGATTTTCGCCTAAATTGTCATCTGTATCTTGAGTGTCAATCGTAATATTATTGACTTTAACATACGGCATCCATTTGTTAATGGCAAAAATTATTAAATCTTTAGCCGCTTGAGCTAAATCAAGTCCTTGCTGAAATAAAAGACTTCTTAAGTTGGCGCCAAAGTCGTATTGCATTGGACGTTCACCATAATTTGTTAACAACAAAATCAATAAATCATCTTGTACCTGGTCAATTGTAAGCGTGTTTATAGTAAAACCGCCTTGTGGTGATTTAGTAAAAGGAAATGCGAAGCCAATACCGTTTGCCATTTTATATAATTATAAGAAATATTTCTTTTGGATAGAAATTAAGCAAAAGGAATAGGAGCAGTAACACCTGAAGCTGTATTTGTGGCTGAACAAACAATTGTAGAAGTCCAAATATGTATTTGTCCTGAAATAAAATCGGCAGCTTGTACTTTATTATTGGGCGCAGTTAAAGTTTGGCCTATAATAGCGCTTTGAAGAGGCGCAACAATAACGGTAATGCCTGTAAATGCCGGGCCTACCCACACAACAGGCGTCCACCATTGTTGAAGATTACTTCCTAAATCATTCATAAAAGATTTTCCAGCCATAGATTTAGTAAACAATCCTTGTAGTGTAGCAACATTTAAAGAAGGCAAAGGAGTGAGTGCGCCAGCAAGACCAGCAGCAGAATAATTAAAAATGGCATTTGCCCATAATAGAGAAGCTTGTGCTAGTGTCTTTGGCTGACTTGACAATATTGATTGAATTCCTTGTTTTAAAACTGGTTGTACTAGCGGCATATTATTTTAGATTATTTACCTTTGATAACATTTGATTTAATCCTGAAGAAATTTGAGCTTTGATTGCGTCGCTCAATGGTTGTAGTGGAGCTGGCCCTGCTGGAGTTGGTAATTGAAAGCTTGCAATGGCGGACAACATATCATTAAAAATTTGTTTAAGTGTTTTTCCGCAAAACCATTGGTTCTGTACCGCTAGATTTATCAGATAAATAAGTATTTTTGGCACTTAAATAAGCATCTCCACCATCAGATATCATTCTTATGCCTTTTTTGCCAAGTAATCTTAATTCATCGCTTTTAATAGCGATAGCTGGAGTAGATTTGACTGCTGGACCGAACAGATAAGCCCATATTATCATCTGGATTTGTCTTTTTTGAAATTATAATATAAGACATATCTTTTTTCCAATTAATGTCTTCTTTGTCAGAGCGACCAGCGATTGCAAAAATAGTTCCAGCTTCTGCCGCTTCACCGAGAAGTCACATCAGTAACTCTATCTCTGGAAATAATTATAAGAGCATCATTAGAACCTAAAATTCCTCTATCTCCAACGCGCGCTGTAAATGGTTGAACAGTTTCTTTGGTAAATTCTGCCGACTGAGTAATAGTTCCTGGCTTAATATCTGAATCGGCTGAATCTTGTTCGATACCAACCGAACTAGAATCGTTGGCTTTGCCAGTTCCGCAATTCTTTATTATACTTATCGCTTCCTAAAACTAAATTAGTGTTATCAACATTAGAATTTTCAGGAATTCTTGTTAGCCACAGACCATGCGTCTTGGTTGCGTTATCTTCAAAAATAACATATATGTGTTCGCCTTCTTTAACAGGCATAACATCATAAGGAAACAAAGGCCAAAAGATTGCTAAATTACTATCATCTGTTGCTCTATCGTGTCCGTTAGATACTACTCTCGCTTGAATACTATTTTTAGGATTTGGAGAAATGTTATTGCTGTCTGGATTTACTTTGGCGGCTTTTCCTTCTAGTTGACCGCCTATTTGGTCTATTTTTACGGCTATCGCTCTGTATAGAAAGGTATTATCATCTAATTCGCCGCTAACATAATCATTAATCATATTGTTAATGATTCTTTCGGGATGCATTATATCTTTAGGGCGTATCGGTTTTCTTGGCATTATATTTGTTAAGCTCTTCTTCTATAACCTTTATTAACTTTTCTGGGTCTTTAATCTCTAAGCCTCTACTAATAAATTCATTAGATAAAAACTGTAATTCATTTCTCATCTTGCCAAATTTATCTAATTGATATGCTAATTCTTTTGCAGAGTCAGCATATTTCTCTATTAAATAACTATAACGAGATAGCAGCTCTCCAGTATCAACATCTTCAAACATTTTATTGGCGGATTGCCTCGTTTAATTTTAATAAATCTTCTTCGGAAAGACCAGCGTCTTCTTTCTTGGGGGCGTCTTTTTTAACCGCTTTGTAAAATTCTAAAATTTGTGCAGTTTGTTTAAGAACTAAATCACCACTTTTTACTAAGGGGTCTGACAAAAGAAGTAATTTTTCAGGTTGTTCCCCTATCATTTTTTTAATATCATTGTATTGCTTAAGTACTATATCTCTATCTTCTTCAAATTGAGTATATAGTTTTTCACATAGTTCGATTACATCATTGTTTGATAATTTGCTCATACTATATGTAGTCTATTTATACCTTTCCGCTAAAATATTTACCACGGAATCCTGTATACTTTTTCTTAAATTTCTTTAAGTTCGTTATAATTTGTTTCGTATTTAAGTCTGTCATTTCTCTCAAATACATTAAGATTGCTTTTTTATTGTACATTGGTACCAAGTCTGGGTTTTCAAATAAAACAGTTACCGCTTCTAAAACTATTCTTTCTTGTTTCTTATCAAACTTAATCTTCCACTTTTCAATTTCGTCTTTTAAAAGTAAAAGAAATTCTTGATGCATCACTTCTTCTTCGAACGAAGACTTTAGTTCGCTGTCTTTCTTTTCAATTTTGTCTATAGTCGTCTTATCTAAAACAACATTAAGTCTGCTCTTACCATTAATTGTTTTACCTCTTTGAATAAACCAATTCTTAGCAACAACATTAAAATAACTGAATGCTTTACTACCTTTAGATGCGTCAAATTTATTTAATATTTCAAAAAGAAAAGAGAGACAATCGTTCTTCATCATATCCACATCGCCGCCAGTGTGGAACTTATACACAAAAATTACATTTTCAATTAGCTTATCAAAAGAAGGTTTAATGTGTTTAACAAATATTACTTTCTTTTTTTCTAGGTCTGGCTCGGCCTGAAACTCTTCGATGTGTTCTTGCGTTACACCGTCGAAATAATTTTTATTTTTTTCTGTTTTCACTTTTGAATTCTTTTCCTATGGTTTGATATTCTTTCATTATATCGAAAGCAATATGAACTCCTTTGACAATTCTTTGTACGCTTGGGTCATCCACAAGAATGGGCTGTTTCTGAATAATAAAATCTATAGCGTTCATAATTTCTTGCATGTCTTCGATAGTAGATGCAAAAAATTCTTCTACGGATGCTTTGTATTCTTGGGCATCTTTGAAAAAATGCTCAACGGTAATCTTATATTCGTCTTGCGCTTCTTGATTTTTTATTTGCTGATTAGCTAATTCAGTTTGCTGTTCTTGATTTTTCTGTTTTAATTCTTCTATTTCTTTATTCTTTTTTTGAAGAGATTTTAATAGGAAAAATGCTAACGCACTTAACGAAAGTAAATTAAGAATTATTAATATTAGGTACGACATACGAAAACAATATCATATATTTCGCATATTTGTAAAGAATTATTATTTTTTGTATCCGTCACGAGCCCAACCGTGACCCTTTAGGGAAAAACTAGATAGCGAAATCAATTTCACCATTTCTATATCTTCCATTTCGCCGTCCATAGGATGGGGATGGGCGCAAGTAGGTGGCGGGTCATTAAGTTTTTGAATTACTTCTTTTTGTTCGCCACACAAAGGGCATTGATATTCATAAATCATATAAATAACTAGTTTTTATACATCTTTTTGACAAATTTATCAGCAACTTTTGAAGCTACCCATGCATCTGGTTTAATTTCACACTTAAATCCCTGAGATACTACCATAGAAGTTAATTCTTGATAAAACTCGCCTGATTTATATTTTTTAGATGCATTAACATCAATATGAACTACTATAGGAATTGCCGGAAGTGACTGAGATACTTCCATTGAAACTTGGATGGACCTATAAACTTCCTCAGTAAGGCGAGCCCTTAATGACACTGGCTTTCTCGTGCTTTCACGCCACAAGAATATTCTGCCACCTTTACCTTTATGATAAAGGACTATTGCAGATACAAAAGAAACTTTTTTATTATTTTTTGATATCTTACTATCAGTTCCAACAAATACTTTATATTCATTAAAGTTGTCTATTGACGCTGTGATATCTTGAATTGAAACGATGTCGCCTAGATAGTTTTTAAACCGCATATTTCTTAGTTTACCATGTAGTGATGCATGGTGTCAAGGTGTTTCTAAACGCTGTTACTTAGATGCGTAGAAATATTTTGGCATTCTTTCTATAAAGAAAGATTTTTCGCATGAACCACATTTATAAATAAATTTATAATTTAATTCTTTACAATTAGAAATTTCAATTTTGCAACAAGGGCATTTTAGTAAAGCTATTTCTTTAGAAGATTTTTGCATTTCTCTTGAAGAAACTATAGTCCACTTTTTCTTTTGAGTCAAGAATATTTTTTCTCCCAAGAATAAATTTAAGAAAGTAGCAGGGAGGCGTTTTCTTTTGCTCTACTTGGGACTTGCTTTGCGTAAGCAGTCGTCAAAATATCACTAGAAGCTTCTGCAAATTTACTTTGTTCTATTAAGCCAATAAAAGTTGTAAATTGAGACAGAGTATGTGCTCCTAAATTAAAAGTTAAATCTACTAATACCATTTGTTGGTTATCGGAAAGTGTATTAAAGTTATTAAATATTTTCTTTGCAGAAAGAATTGAAGAATTAACAGTTAATGCTAATAAACTATCTACTTGAGAATCTGTTAATTGAGTTCCACTAATTAATTCTTGTGAACTAGGTGCATTTGCTAGATTAAGTAATCCGTCTGCTCCTGGTTGTTGGAGATTAAATCCAACTCCAATAGTCCATATACCTTTAGTATCTTTATATGCAGAAAGTTTAAACCCTTCATGCTTCTTGATATAGTTTAATAAATTTTGTAAGTTCATAATACATAAGTATATTATGAGAACTTGATACAAACTATTTAATTTTTGCTAGTTTTAACCTAAACTATGAATGTTTTGTTCAACTTTAGTAATTTTTTTGTTTTTAAGATGTTCTTGCTTTTCTTAATGCATTATTAGTATCATATTTTTGAAGATATGTAAACAACTTTTTTTTCTTACTTGCTCTGAGTGAGGCGATACGAGTCGGAATCTTTACTTGGCGTGCTAAATTCAAACACTTCTGAGTCTTCTTGAGCCGTCATTTGATGAACGCGACCTCTAGGAATCTCTAATGCGTGTCCTGCATAGAGTATTTCTATGTTTAAATCGTTTCTATTGTAGTGTTCTAGCGCTTCTTTTTCTGTTTTTGAGCCGATATCAATCCATTTAACTTCCATTTGTCCCTTATGAACGTAGAAAGTTTCCTTCTTTTCTTTGTGATAATGAAAAGATGAAGAGTGTCCTTTCTTGAAAGTTAAAATCTTTCCGCAATATTCTTCGTTATTAGTGATGTGTAATTCATCACCCCAAACTTTTGGAACAGATACCATATCTTTTTTACTAAATTTCATTTTTTTTCTCCTTTTTATTACCGTATGTATTCCCTAACATTCTCAATGATATATTAGGAAATTTTCTTCCTCTAAGCTTTGATGGTTTACCTTTCATTACAAGTGAAATATTTGGACATTTTTTATTTTTATTCCATGCAATTTGCAATCCTTTCTTTCCTTTGTTCCATGGAATTTTTCCCAAATGAGCTTGTCTATTTTTTTCTTTAGCTTCCTGTGTATGATTTTTACCTAACATAGGTGCGGCTCCTTCACCGTCCATTTGTTCCATTCACTAAATCTATTCCAATTTCTTTATAGAATGCTATAAGAAATATTTCCGCTTCGCATAGTTCTTTGCGAGTTTTATAGCCGTCTTGAATTAATTCAATTTGAGGTTTAAGATTTTTGTTCAAGAGAGATTTAATCCAATTTATTTTATGATTATTTTTTTTAAGTTGACATCTTGATATATGAGATTTTAATCTATTATTTATATTTGTATATTCATATTTTCCGACATAGCGGATTGCCCCACCTAATTCTGATGGTTCTTTTAGAATATAAATTTTACCATTTTCTAAAAATTTATTCAAGTGAATCAACC